TCACTTCATATTATCTAACCAGCCTCTATTCTGGACGTGTGGATTGACAAGGAATTTAGCAGCCATAATCTCAATCGCTTCAATTTGCAATCCTTTTCCTTTTGTTCCCGCCCAGGATCCGTTGAATGTCCAATCTGTCCATCCGATATTTTTCTGGTGGACTCTGTAGATGTACGGCGTATCCTTGCCGGTAATCTTGATCGCTTCAATACGTTTATTCTGACCTGTAGTACCAAGGATTGTGTCTTTGGAGATATTCTTGTATTCCTTATCGCCTACATCCTTGATATGCACTACCACGTCTGTTTCTCCGACAGGAATAAGTCGGAACGCTTCGATTCTCCGGTTCTGTCCAGTCGTTCCCGACATACGACCATCAGACTGCCAACATGCCCAGCCAATATCTCTTGCATGGACCTGATATGATACGGATCCAAATACATCTTTCTTATCCTGGAACGTACCACCGGACTTAATAGCTCCATCGATCTGATCAGTTGACGCTACCAGAGCAATAGCAGAGATGCCAAATGCACTAAGGATTCCTCTTGCCAACTCATCTGTCCGATTGTTAAATTTGCTCAAATCGCCGGAGTTTGTAATAAAACCGTTTTCCAGAAGACGATAGCTATAACCTTTATAGGCTGCTCTATTTACATTGGCAAGATCGTTTTTTTCCACAATTTTATTTGCACGTCCCGGAAAGAAATTACCAATAAAATTTGAAAGAGCGGTATCATACTGATCTGGATTATATCCCTCTTTAATGATTACATGACCTCCTTTTGCCGAAGCTCCTGCGCTGTCCATGTGCAACTCCAAAATCTGCCAATCTTTCGGAATATTAAGGCTCATGATTCCATTGTCTGCATACCAGTTTCGGTTCATATCTGCGACCGTGACATTTCCACCGCCTAATGCTGATAATCTGGAAGCGAGCGCACGTACACGCTCTGCCTCCGTATATCCATATCCTACTGCTCCGCAATCACCGGCGCCATGACCGGCTATAACATATAAATGTGCCATAGTATCTCTCCTTTCAAGAGGACGGTTTTACTCGCCCTCAGTTCTCGGTTCTGTTTTGATCTCAATGTTTTTAACAGCATCTTCCGGAAGTTCTTCTGTCATATCTTCGAGGAATTTCTGAATCCATTTCTTTGCGCTTGCCGGAACCGGTAAGCCACATAAGGTCATATTTTTGAGGATGCTGACCGCCTCGTACAGGATGAAAAGCAGACAGAAAAATTCGCAGATACCTAACTTTTCGATGCCGAGAATTTTGATATACGTTTCCGGCACCATGAATAAGATATTAATGTGCATGATCACGTCCGTAGCCATGAGCAGACACACCGAGAAAAGCATAGCTGCCTTACGGATTGCTCCGTCAATACCTACGCATGAGTTGAATTTATGCTCTTTGATCGCTCTCAGGACACCAAGAAGTGTGTCCAAAGTTACTGCGATCAGTAAGATGCGGATAAATGAGTTGCCTGAAATTAATGCAATAATTTGATTCATCATTGTAATCTTCCTTTCTAAATTCCCCTTACAACTAGTAATGTTCCACCACTTAACCCTGTCGGTAATCCTGTCAGCTTTCCTCCAGAAACACCAAGTGTGATGTTTGTTGCAGCTGGTGATCCGTAAAATGCTGATTTATAATAATTTGTGCCATTAAAAGCGTAAACAGTTGTAGTAGTAGAACCACCCCACTGTGATTTTGTGGTCTCATAAGCGTAACCGTATGCTTTGATTGTTCCAGATGCTGTCTTGAAAGATACTGTTGGGTTTGTTACATCTACAAGATACGCTTCGCAGTTGTTATTGCCACCTGATGCAGTTGCTTCATATGAGCCCGTCACACCAAGAATAGAAACACCTTTCTTGATATTGGAAGCAATAATCTTTGCCTGTTCTGACTCACTGATAGCAACTTTCCCTGACCCATTGTGATATCCTTGTGGGATTGTATAACTTTCCGATTTATTGCTGATAGATTTGTCGACCGCGCCATTGTTCAGCATAGAACCTGTCAGTTTTCCGTCTTTCCCATAGGCAGTTTTACCGGTTAAGATATCTGGTGCAGTAGCGGTAGCAAAAGTGGTATGCCACTCTCTTTCCGAGCCTTTTTCCCTTACGCAGACCGCAAATCGAACACTGCCTTTGTGTGAGGTGACTTTTCTTTCCAGCACCCACTCAAAAGTTACATTGTCTCCGGAAGCCGTCATATTCTGGACAGGGTATCTGTCTTTTCCGGACTTTTCGCCAGATGCATTCTGCACATTGATATAGACGTCCGATTTCGTCAGATCAATGTTGTCCCCAACGATTTTCGGGCATATAAAATACTTTCTTACACCCTTATTGTCATTTTCAACGCCCAAAAGGTTTTCTCCTTCCGGAATGATAATACTGCGATCATCCGCGTTGATTTCCAGATATTTAATCTCTGCCATAGTCCATCTCCTAATCTACCGGAATAAAAATTCCTCTAATTGTCACACCAGTCCACGATCCGCCATTTTTAAAGGCAGATACATACAATTTATCGCTGTTCTGGCATTTGCCAAAAAATGTTGAGGATAATTTATAATAGTTGCCGTTGCGTCCCATGTCGACTTCATTTAGCTTGCAAGATACTTCCTGGCTGCATTGTTCGCCATTGATGGTTGATACCACATTCAGCGCAAATGCATATGTAATTCCGGATTTCAGCTGGCTCAGGTCAAGCGTTGCAGTCTTATAAGTGTCGGAATCTGCACCCTGCGCAGTGGTATTGATAAATATCGCCTCTCTGTTGGACAAGGTGCTTTTTGCGCTGTCTACTTCGGTGTCGAATTCCGCTGCGGATCTCCGGACCGCAAACAATCTCTTAACATCCGCAATGGTAAGTCCGTTGATCTCAACCTGATACAGTGGCATATCTGCCGTCAGGTCACCACCCTGAATATCTCCAGACGTATAAGACGGTACCGCCGGATTGCTTTCGCTTGGCGTGCCCTGGATAACCTTAATCTCTACCGCCTCAACCTTTGAGCTGGTATTCTTGGTGTATCTTGCCACGATAAGGTCAATACGTTTCATTCCTTGCGAGCCATTTGCAATCGTGACAGAATTTGTCGTATTCTTTTTGATTGATGCAGCACAGCCCTGATGGATAAGTACTCCGTCCGTGATCCGGATCTCATTGTTTGAGATGACCACCGCATTAAGCTGCTGTCCGGTCTGCAAGACGCAAGAGCCTTTTCCGAAAATACCGATATTGATATCTCTGTCCTGCTCTGCCGTGACATGTGCTGCGCCTGTGTAGCCTGTAATGATGTCCATTTATTACTCTCCTTCCAATTTATACTCTATTTTTTCTTTCCCTCCGGAAAGTTTCCAAATCTTCCTTCCGATTGGTTTTTTCATAATCACACCTGTAAGATAGTCTCTTCCGCCTACGATATCGCCAATATCGACATTTCCTTCAATTTTTTCCATCGTCATATCGTACTCGGTCTTATTCATCAGTTCGTACAATTTATCTTTTCCGCCTTTTAACAGGTCGTCTTGCTCTGCTCCGGAGCTGTCATACACCGCTTCTACCTCATCTATCCCTTTGTAGTATTGCGTCTGTCCGACATTTCCGGCAGAGTCAACATACAAGTGGATTACCATGCGATCTTTTAATTCGCCCTTCCCAAGACATATCAGATGGTTAACTCCGTTTCTACAAATGTTGACTTTAAAATCAATATCGCTGTCGCTAGAGTATTCGCATTCGGAAGAGTAGTCTGTGATCGGGACTGCCCTCACCTGCACATGACCGGCGTTTTCTTTTTCCGCCTGGATAAATTTAATCTCCATCCGGTATCCGACAGACTGCAGCATTTTCCGCAGTCCGTCATGTAGCGTACAGTATCTGGCGAATTGATAGTTTGTAACCTTTACGCCGGTATCTTCGTCCGCACCAGTAAAAAGCCCAGGAAAAGCTTCCTGGACCTTCTGCCTGATGATTGCATTTAATTCTCCGGATACCATAGCGTAGTCTTGTCCGGATTCTGGCTTGATAATTTTCTTCGCCATCAATCCTCGCCATGTAAATCCTTTTGCGGTAATACTATCTGCTTTTGTGCTGGTCGAAATTTCACGCACGATTCCGCCATATTCTGTGTCCGGAACATACACCATGCTTTCAAATTCAATCTGGCCGTTCCATCCAGAACGTGAAAATTTGATTTCGAAATCATTTACTGAATTTTTCTCGTCTGATCCAACTTCAAAGTCAATATCAGCATCCTTGACATATCCGAGTTCTTTTCCTTTTGGATCCGTGTAGATTAGCTCCATTTCGGCACACTCCTCTCCTTAAATACAGTAAAATCAAATCCGAATTCTCCATTCCAGTTGACTGCCAGCGATCCGGATGGAATTGGCTCGAAAATGCTTTTATCTTTTGCTCTTTTTTCAAAGATGTTCTGTATCGTTCCATTTCCAAGGTTCTTAGTTACTGTTTTCGCGCGACTGTTTACCGTAATGTACTCACCAGCACTCAGGGTATCGAATATCTGATACGGATAATTGTTGATTGTGATTTTAGGATCCGCGCACGGACCGTATATGATCAATTCGAAATTGCTACTTTGGAAATGATCAATCATCCAGTCTTGCACTCCGTTCTTTTCGCGTGTATAGTCATAGCTATAATCATACGGATAATCTAAATAATCGGAGGATATTTTAGGTTCTGTCGAAATCGGAAAGAAACTTCTTTTTTCTTCCGCACACCAGAACGGATATGGACAATAGATTTCTACCTTACAATCTGTTCTGCTATTATTTTTACCAGATACTTCGTTGCTTGATTTATAGATATAGCAATCAATATAGTATTCTCCATAGTAGATTCTTCCTGGAGACAAGTTCGCTACATCTCTTTCAAAAGCATCCGTGATCTTATCTAGGATTTCTTTTCTTTCCTCTACTCTTCCACGTACAGTCAGAGTAATTTCATAAACTGCCGAATCTTTTGTAAAAGAATTTACCGTTACGCCCATTTTTCGTTCTGTCGTATTTGGATTCCACTCGTAAGAATGGAAATATCCGGAGGTCGGTTTCATTTTGTCTCCGATCAGATTGTATTCTTCGCCGTTCGAGCATACATATTTAATCTCGATCATTCAAACACAACCCCCATTTCTCTTAAAGCTCTGGCTACTTCTCTGTCATTCATGTTGATCACAATCTTGTCACTTCCTCTGGATTTCTGCTTTAAGTATTCAAGCAGCTGTTCCAGTTTTGCCGACAAAATGCTATCTTTTTCGCTGTTCGCAACCGTACTTCCGGTAATAAGGTCTGCACTTGCCTTGAATGGTTCTTTAAGCGACCTTTGTAATTCGTTTGCCGCATTCGATATAAGCGATGTATTGTCAATCAATCCATTCGCGACTCCTGCATCAATCATTTTCCCGACAAACACACCCCAACGTGACGGAGAGTGGATTCCAAAGAAACTGAGCACATTGTCCTTGAAGCTTCCGAGAATTCCTTTTACAGTGTCCCACAACATATGTCCAGCTGCACTTAGTCCGTTCGCAATTCCGTGTATGATATTGCGCCCAACGCTTCCCCACGAAAAGCCTGTCGTGATCATTTGCTTAGCCGTGTTGAACGCTCCTTTAAGGATTTGTCCAGGTAAATGTACTAGTGCTTTTACTCCGTTAACAAGGAGATTCATGAGATTCTTTCCAACTCCAATCCAGTTCATTGCACTCAATACGCTTTCTGCTGCCGTAAATATCTTTGGAAGATTTGCGATCAATGTCGGAATTGCATTTATGATTCCTTTTGTCAGCGTTATGAGAATTTCTATCCCTGTTGAAAGGATTTTCGGCATGTTGTCATTGATGATTCCGGCAATATTTGTGATGATCTGCGGTACGGTTGCAATTAATGTCGGCAGAGAATTTGCTATTCCTTGAGCCAGATTTTCAATCAGGTTAAGTCCGGCATCTATCAGTTGTCCGGCGTTTGCTCTCAAATTTTCCGAAATCGTCACAAGCATTGGAAGAAACTGTGCGCAAAATGTCGGTATTCCAGATGTAAGTCCGCTCGATATTTGATTAAGCAGCTCAACGCCAACCGTTGTAAAACTCGTCAGCATACTTGGTATGTATGTCAACAAATTCGCCAGCATTCCTTGCGCTGCCACTATTGCTTGCGGACCATAGGTTTGCATCGCCTGTACTATAGCTTTCGGTAGTGATGTCATTACGCTGCCTATTGCCGGAATGACATTTGACGCAAAAGAAACCGCAGAATTCACAAGATCGTTTAAGGAATCTTCCACCGAAAGAATCGCATTTCCACTTCCATCTTTTACACCAGTTAAGGATGCCAAGAAATTAGTCGCAGACGCTTTCATCATATTAAACGAACCAGATATTGTCCCTTCCGCTTCTATAGCTGTCGTTCCTGTAATTCCAAGCTCTCCCTGGATCACATGAATCGCACTGTAGACGTCTGCCAGATTATCGATGTTGTATTCTACTCCACTGAGTTCCTGCGCTTTATCAAGAAGCCTTTGCATCTCCCCTTTTGTTCCGCCATAGCCGAGCTTTAGGTTGTCCAGCATCGTATAATTCTGCTTTGCGAATCCCTGATACGCATTTGTGATGTCTTCCATGTTGGTTCCCATTTTATTTGCGTTGTCTGACATGTCCGTCATTGCCATATCAGCTATATCAGCGGCTTTTGACGTATTATTTCCAAGCGAGCTTAACAGAGATGCCGCAAACGAGGTCGACTGCTCCATATAGGCATTTGCAGATAATCCTGCTGTTTTATACGCATTGATAGCGTTTTGATGCATCTTTTCCGCTGATTCCTTAAACAACGTTTCAATTCCGCCCATGCTCTGTTCGATTGCCGCACCCTCATTGATTGTCGATACAAGTGCTTTACCGATAGCTGCAGTCGCAATCACATTTTTGATTGTACTGACAAGTTTTCCGCCAAAAGAGGTTCCGGCCACTTCTGCCTCCGGTTCTATCGCCTGTTGTATTTTTCCACTGATTCCTTTTGCAGACGGAACAATCTGCACATAGGCCTTTGCAAGTTCCGTAGCCATTATTCTTCACCTCTTGTCAATTTTTGCCATTCTCTATCAAATTCTTCTCCTGAAGCAAACGTGCGAATATCCTTGTTTTCTCGTGGCTCTTCTCCCATCATCATTGCAAGCAATGATTTCGGTCTATTTTCTCCAGTGGTTCCGTCTTTCGACTGTAACCATGCGGTTGTTCTGGTTCCGTCAGCAATAGCTGCCATCAGAATAGTTTCTGGTATCGGTTCGATGCCTGCTATTTTCATTTTGATTCTTGAATCTGCCCTCAACCCACAAGAAAAAGTCGCTACCATTTTGCACGGTAACGACTTGTAATCATAGATATGATATGTTTCTGCAAGGTCACACAAGAGTGCGTCCTTGTCAAGATTAAGCATGTAGGCGAGGATTAAGAGTTTTTTCCTTCTTTTACGCTGTTGAAGATTTCTCCGATTTCGATCATCATTTTTGATGCCGGCACTCTTCCGCTTTCTGTTCTTAAATGTTCTTTTAAGCGATCCTTCTGTTCTTTTCCGAGAAGCCGATTTAATGCGCTGGATGTTTTTGCTGCGTTTCCATCATCCATCTCGCACAAATCTTCCAGTAGCTCATAATCATCCAATGATTCCTCGTCGATTTCGTACTCAAATCCGCTAGTTGTTTTTCCTGTCATTATTCGCTCCCCTTAATATACTCATAGTGTGTCTGTCCTTCTGCATCAGGAACGGCTGAAAGTGTTGTTTCGTATCCGATAGAATCATCGTCTTTGTATACAATATCTCCGATTTCCGTAATGCTTGCGCACGGAATTACGATACGTTTTACCGCTTTTTTCAGGATCACATCAATAACCCAGCTGCTCTGTTCCGCTTCGTTTGCATTTGCTTTTACAGTGATACCTTCTTTCAGCGTTCCGGAAACGTTTTTATCGCCGTAAACACTTTTCAGGACTTCCACATTCAGCGATTCGATAAAAGTTGTCTTGAATGTGTCTTCTTTGCTTGTCTGCATGGTTAATACTACATCTCCACCCCATGCTTTTTTATTGTCTGATTCCGGACTGTTGGAGTTTGTCAGCCCATCTTCTGAACAATATCCGAGTGTTTTAAAAGCCTCGTTCAATTCTGTAGTTGCATCCGTTGGCAGTACTGTGCCGAGTGGTGCTCTAAAAATGGCACCGCCGACTTTTGGCTTGCCAGTACTTACATTTTTTACATCTGACATCTTATTCCTCCTTAAAATATACGATATCGTACACTGCCTGATACCTGTATTTTTTTCTTGCTGTATCTGTATAGTTGTAGTCACTATTAAGAGTACACTTGCTGATATCGTTCCTATCTATTATATTTTCCATCGTGGCTTTCACTTGCTCATTTAAGACGGCCGTGTCGTATAATGTACCGGCATAGGACTGGATTGCCACTGTTGCACTGTCAATATGGTTCTCCTGTCCACTTCCAGTTTTTTCAACCAGGATGTATTTTTCCGGAAGTCCTGGTTCTTCTTCCAGCCTAACCGGTATTTGCAGTTGTTCTTCAAGATAGTCTTTAATCGTTTTTTCTATCATTCTTCTTTCCCATCGCTTTCAGTAGGCTGTTGTTTCCGTCATCTCCACACACTTTCACGACTGCTCGTGTCTGTGCAACGTAGTCTTCTTTTTCCGCCGTGCTCGATATCTTGTTTGCCTGTTCCATGAGGATCGCCTTCATTTCCGGTGATTTCATCAGTTCACGGACTCCTGCACGATTGAGTTCAATTTTTACTTTACTCATAGTGCTCCACCATCCATCTCTGATTCCATCTTCCCGGAACATTTTCATCAATTCCTTGCTTTGGCAGCCCAAACACCCTCCATGACTCTCCAAAAAAATCAACGCGGCAGTCTTTCCATGTATGATCATCACCTTTTGGAATTGCAATATCATACACTGCTTTTTTCCCAGTGATATTCAGCACATCAAGAACTTCGGTGGTTGTGGACGGAGCTACCAATACATTTTCTACATCAACCGGCATTTCTTCGTAAACAGGATGTCCAAACGGATCTGTTCCTGTTTCTTTTTTCTCATAGAGCGTTACCGTGATTCCTTTGATCATGCTTCTTCCTCCGTCTGTATTAAGCCAGAATATGGATTTGTGTATCCAATTCGATTTCCGACGCCAAGGATTTTCTTATCCAATTTAGTCAGATACAATTCGCCGCTTCCATTTGCATTTGTCCAGGTCTGTGAATATACCATTGCTGTCGTAGTTGTCTGTGTCGTTCCAATAGGTACACCTTCTTCTCTGCTTCCGAGCGTCCGAATAACCATGTTGCATGACACTAATTTCTTTGCCTCATCTGTAGCATTGCGGTTATATGCATCAATGATGATCGCTGCATCCTCTAAGAGTGCCGTTACATAATCTGTATCCGAAATATCTGTTCCTTTTCGTCTCCAAATATCCTCGATTGATGCGTATATCATTGTATCACCTACTTTTTCGCTGTTTGCGTTCTCTTTCTGGTGTTCTTAGCTGATGCCTCTTTCTTTGCTTCGACTGGTTCTTCTATATCTGGAATCACTGAGTCTTCTGTCGGTTCTTCGAGTTCTTCCACGGGTTCTTCTGTATTTTCAGCTTCTGCAACTCCTGTTTCTGTTTCGCTATCCTCGATCAAATCCTCGGTTTTTTCTTCAATAATCAGCTTAAACATTGTGGAGTCTAACACATCGTCAGACTCCACTACTATTCCAGTTTGTTTGTATAAATATTTCATATTACCCTTCCGCCTTCACGATCTTTGTAAATGCTGCCTGATCCATGATTCCAATTCCATATACAATTTCTGCACGAATTGCGATCTGATTCTGTCTCTGCAGATCTCCAAGTCCATCCGGATCACCGTATTCGATCAAGTGAGCGCCAATGGATCTCTGTACTCCCCATCTAAACGCATCAAACTGTCCTACGATTCCAAGTAACTTCGTATCTGGTGTGATTTCATTTTTTGCTGAAACTGTATCAGATACTGCTGCCTGCATTCCAGAGAAGTTAGTGAGGTTCTGCCCGAATCCGATTTCCGGATAAATCTTCCTTCCGTTTGCATCTCTCATTGTGGAAAGGCCAAATGAAAGAGTAGGATCCATTGCAATTCCGCTTGGAGTGTATCCGGATGAGATGATTACTCCTGCTGCCGCTTCAATTGCATCATCGTATTTTGCTTCTATCAGCTGGACAGACTGTGTTGTATCGATTAATCCTTCTTTTACCATATCTGATACTGTTCCGGTAAGTGGATTGATTTTGTGGATACCTACAAGGTCAAGTGCTCTTCCAAGAGCGATACCTGCATTAGATGCAAGGTCCTGAAGAACTCCGATCTGAACATCTTCATCCGCCCACTGCACTTCCTGAGAAAATCTCATGGTTACCTGCAGTTTGAACGGATTAACTGTCTTAGATGCATATGTTGTCGGAGTTGGTGACTTCTTTCCGCCTTCGCCTACCAGTTCCGCTTTCGGTGGTGCAGTTAATACCCACACCTGCTGCTTTCCAAACTTCTGCGGTCTTGCTCCGGATAACTGTGCCAGAGTAGAACCTTTCTGTGCTTTTTCAAAAATCCCCTGTGAAATCTCAGCAGGGATTGTAAAATCTGTACTAAGTAATGCTGCCATACTTTATTCTCCTTTTCCAAATATCTGATGCGCAAATTCTCGCATCGCATCGTCTGCTTCATGGTGTTCCGTAACCTTTTTTGTGTTACTTCTTGTTCCCGGGTAATTCTTTGGCTTTGCAAATTTCAAAATTGCTTCTGCCTGTTTCTTGCAAGATTCTTCATCTTCGCCAGTGAGAAGCGCTGCCGGAACACTTGTATCTTTCGCTACTTTTTCTCTTACCTGTCTAACAGTGCCTTCTTTTTCAAGTGCTGTGAGTTTTGCCTGAAGCGCATCGGACTTCTCTTTTTCCTTCTGAAGCTCCGTCTTGCTCTGCTCCTGGTACTCATCGTACTTGCTTGCTTTTGCTCTTAAGTCTTCATAATCTGCATATTTCTGTCGCTCTCTTGCGAGACGTCCTTCAATAATTGAATCTAATTCTTCCTGAGTAAAAGTCTTTTCGTTTTCCATATCTGTATATCCTCCATAGAGTAATTGTTATCGTTGTTTCCCTCATTTAAGGCATGCGTTGCCATAAAAATAACACGCATTTCTGCGTGCTAGAATTATCCATTTATTCTTCTACGTGACATGTATTAGTTAATTTCCCATACACATCTTCATACAACTCCTGTTTATCACCATTATATGTGTACTCCGCATAGATTCCATCACCACTTACGGTAGTTGATGCAAGACATTTATAATTCTGCAAAGTTTTACATGACCAAACAATAAATACGTTACTTAAATCAATCGGTGGTGTCTGCGGAGTATTTGCCTGTCCATTATTGTTGTACCATTCAACAAGTTTCTTTTTACATACACTCTGAAAGTGATCCATTCCTGTGATAATCATGATTAAGCCTCCTGTTCTGGCTGAACATTTCCGCAGCCACGGCAATATGTCTTTCCATCAACTTCTTTTGTACACATACAGTTGTATACTTCATCGCATTTCGTTTCATTTACTTCTATATAATCTTTCATATTTTTCTACTCCTCATAAATAATATCCAAACCATACGCAACCGCAGCATCGTGCTCAATCTTGCATCCTCTTGCATTCTCCCAGCCTTTGCAGAAGTACGCTGCATGACACAAAGACATATTCTCTAAGGACTTAGCAAGAAAACACAATGGAATCTGAACTACTCCACGTTCTTTCATAGATTCATTGCTGTACCATTCATCTGTAAAAAGAGTATTCACAACTTCATATCCTTTTTCTTCAAGAATCTTAATTGCTTTCTCTCTTGTTGCTACGATTTCTTCATCAGTCTTTCCAGCCATTGGCTGACTCAGCATTGCTTTTTTCATTTTTTATTCTCTCTTTCTTAAAAATAGACATAAAAATACCACCAACCATTTCTGATCAGTGGTATCTACTGCTCTTGTTATTTTATAGTCCGCATTCAAATGATGTTAATCAATTATTATTTTCGGTTTAGGATACTTTTTAGGCACTTGCGTACCATATTTTTTAATTGTGTAATCATAATTATCGGCTACACTTTTCAATAGATCATCCGCATATTTAGACTGATCAAAATCGATTTCATTCGGAATCTGAGGACAATATCCAAAATGAAGTACAAAATCCTTATGCGCTTTTTCAAACTTTGGGTTTAGAACATTCATTTACAACGCCTCCTTCATCTTTTTTTCAAAATATTCCAATGCATTTGGAAAATATTTTTTCATTTGTTCATATCTTTCTTTATCAAACTGTGCTTCAAACATATGTGCAAAAGCCTCGGATGTAACATTGTCCCGGTTTTTCCAATATTCCTTCGGATGTGATGCACACCCAATTATATTGCCTTGTGTTACACCATCAAAAAGATCTGATATTGCCGAATCTTTTCGCATATCTCCAAGTTCTTCGCTAATGGCTTTATCAACTTTATCAAAAGTACCCAAATGATGTGCTTTACCATATGCTATACGATATGACAACGAATCACTTTCCAGTAACTGAATAAAATTCTTATCATCTGATAGATTTCCAGCTAAATCATCCACTAAATGACCGTGTTCATGGAACCATGTAGCTCCAGCTCCACGTGGATTCTTTAAATCTGCGCCATAATTCATGGATATCTTTTTCGTTTTAGTATTATAGTGAGCCGTATTTTCATACACAGCATTTTCAATGCTATCACCCGAAGCATATTTTGTGAATAGTCGTTTGGCATCGTCTGTACCATGTGAAAATTTATCCTTTAGACAGTCGTAATATTCTTTGTCCATATTGCCGTCACTGCGAAGTTTTTGTTTAAACATTCCTAAATCTGATTCCATTATAGCAGAACGGGGAGTCTTTTCAATAGTTTTTGCCTTCCTTTTCGCATACAATTCTCGTTTTCTCGCGTTAATAGCCTCCTTATTTTCCTTGTACCGAATCCTCCGCATGGCATTGATATCACCACCAGCATTGTTATACTCTTCTAGGTACTTATCCGGATCATATCCTGCAACCGTGCTTCTTCCATCAAACCGGACTGCATATTCGCAATCGCAATGCGCATGAATGTGTTCAGCATGTCCGTTCCGTAACGCCTTTTTTGACCTATGCTGCCATCCTCTTGATGCAAGCGTAATGCAGAAAGCACAGGTATCTCCATGCGGTACCCAGGCAAACTGTGCACCGTCTCGCATTGCATTTTTTAAAGTAGTGTCCGCTCCGACCTGCTTTACTAATCTTGCTATCGTTGCCGGAACATTTGTCTGAGACTGCTTCATGGTTCCATGAACTGCTTTCGCCACTTCTCCATATTCCGGAAGATCTGCAATTTCAGCTGTCGGAACAACTACTCTCTGTGCCGATGCCGTAGCTTCATACATCTTGCAAGACAGGGCTCCGATAGCCTGTCCGTAACGCTGTGATAATGCAAAAGCATAATCCAGAAGAGCCTTATCATCCGCAAAACCATGCTTCTGAACATATGCCTGCATCAGATCTGCTGCCTTCTGACTAATCTGTGACATCTTCGTTATGTATTCCAGCCATGCCTTCTCCGTTATCTGCATTTTCAAATTCCTCCGTCAAGATACTGTCACCTTTTGCCCTCTGTTCCTGTGCTCGGATTCTGCGGATATCTGCCTGATCGAATCCAATCATTTCAAGAAAGATGTCTGTGTCTGCAAAACCCTGTCTTGCTGTTGCAATCTTAAGAGCTGCATCTGTAGTAGATGCTATGCTAGGCATTGCCGGATTCTTAAAATGTGCAATGATATCTTCACTTTCTTCCGGCAGATCATCCGGAGTTGTTCCAAGCTCTATTGCAAGTGCCATCTTAGCGATCCTGTGCAATGCATCCCCGTTTGACCTGTTTAATTGCTCTGCCATAAGAATCAGAGTCTGTGACTGTGCTATAATCGCTTCACTCGATGTTGGATTTGCATCATTTACCACTCCAACATCTGTCACAGCTAATCCAGTAGCTGCAGAATACTGTGTGGCCAACATCCGAAGCATCTGTACATGAGGTTCTATATTTCCTTGAGAGAGCTGGCCAAAGTTAGGCTTTTCTCCTGTCTCCGGATTGTTCGTACTATACAGAATACTTCCAACATACTGTTTGAATTTATTGTCAACCAGTGCATCGTACTGTTCATCAGACACACCTAATAAATACTTCTGTGGTGAGGTTGCGAATTCCAATCCGATCGTTGCATTTGCCACTGTTCTTACGTATCCCTGTATCAGACGGCGAATCGGCTCTTTCAACCTTGACTGGCCGAAAGGCTTATCGTTGGTTGCATCCCAGATCAGCGCAACCATGAGTGGTTCTCCGAAATCATGTGGATTTCGTGTCGCATACCATGTCCCGCCCTCACGATCCAGTTCCCAAATATCTGTATCCGTGTAAAAATTCACGTGTTCGGGACTCCATGTAACGTCCGACTCATCCCTCCTGTTATCTTCAAAAGCAAATCCGTATTTTATCCTGCCTTCTTTAGCATTCCAAGAAGCTGCCGCACAGTGCGGAGAATAGAATCGAACTCTCGCATCGTCTTGCTGGCCGGATACCGCCGCAAAAGCGCATCCATACTTTAATTCTTCCTTCACTGCTTTGTTGTATTCGGCAATGAGATGATTTCTTTTCATGATCTGGTCCATATCATCTGACTTTGTTCCATTCTCCGTAACAAATCCATCAAACATTGACCTTCCGGCAAGAACATCTACCGTCTTTGCTCCCCATGCACAGCCAATCTCAAGTTTTCCAAGACCTGCTGGCAATGCAATCCCAAGATTCACTTCATTCAGTGTGACTTTTCCGTTATAATAACGGCGCTTTTTCCTATTTGCACTTCTGTGATAATCATATATGTATTTCGATTCCTGAAGCCATTGTTGTTCTTCCGGTGGTAATCCTTCTACTCTTCCAAAATTTAACTCCATTATCCTATCCTCATCTTTCTGTTCGGATTTCGTTTCGATGTTCTGCATCCCCATAGTGCCAATGCGGCCGCTTCAATCGGTGTGGAATTATCTCCACCAAATCCCCAGCCACCAGAGATCTGCCTTTTCACTGACGTTACAGCGGATTCTGCAAGAATCTCTTGATATTTGTACCAGGTTACTGTCTTCTCATTGATTTCCTGTTCTAATTGACTTGCCGATGCAATCACATCTTTCGCAGATGGTCGTATAATCGAATGCTTGTATTTCCATACCGGAGCTATCTTCTCAATCAGAAAATCCACACCATTTCTTCCGTCTATCACTACGCACGATGCCGTCTTATATCTCTGGTTAAGCCAATCAGCCAGCCACTGGATTCCTCTATCTGTCGGTTTTATCTCGATCAGAGATATTCTTGCTTCTTCCGACTCAGGACATACAGCTCCGCATAATGCAACCAAGGATCCATCTGCTGAGAACTTAATCCCATAAGCTGTTTTACCTTCCGGCTTTCCTTTTTCTGAAGCACATGCTTCCCATTTCTTTTTATCAATAGCATAATCTTGATCGTTGTTTATCGGTGACCACCAGCCAAGACGCTCTCTTGCGAATGTATCTTCATCCATCTGTTCGCACTCTGCAGCTATTGTTGTTTCTGTCATTCGTCTTCCAAGCGCAGGATTGCATGCCGCCCAACGTGTCCGATCAGTGACATTTCCAATCTCTTCAACCGAATATTCCGTCCATGCCGTAGAATTGCTTTCTCCATTTCTAGCACGTTCTCTGATTTTTCGAAATACAGTGCCGGTGCAGTTTTCGTCCGGTGGTGTTCCGAGATAGATTGTCTGCGGATTTTTTGATGCAGAAATAGCAGGCAAAAAAGATGCCTGCTGCTCACTCGTTAATTCCTGTGCCTCATCAAAGACCAAGCAGTCTCCGTGCAATCCACGTCCTCCATTCCTGGTCCTTGCTACGAATACAACTCTGCCGCCATTTTTTAGTATGATCTGTTCTCTCCCAAGAGCCGACTTGATTTCTTTTACATATTTTCTAAGTCCTCTCGTTTCAAAAAGTCCCTTGATTTCCATGAATGTTTCTGTTGCTGTCTTCTGCAGGTGCGCTGTATATATCACCCATTCCGAATACATAATCATTCCGGATGTAATTCTTCCGGATGTATCCAGTGTTTTTCCATTCTGTCTAGGTACGGACAATCCACATGTTGGAGCTGACCATATTTCTTCTTCTGTTCGCCCCATCCAGTCATTCAGCACTTCGCTCTGCCACGGATCCACGATCAGCTTTCCGACTGCAAGAACCTTTACTGCGTCAGCTCCATCTGTATAAGCGTAATCCGGAGCAATTCTAACGGACGGCGTCTGGCTTCCCATCAGCTTTCCGTGCTGAGAGGATCTCTCCGATTTCGTCATCGTCTTTCTCCATTCCTCTTATCTCTTCAATTTCCTTAATTGTTTCACGGTATTGCTTTGATAGCTGCGGCATATTTTTCGCTCCGTCAGCATCTCCCTCTGAACATAAATCAATCTGTTTTGCCAGGATTAATGCCAGATTTTCCAACTGTTCCAAGCGATTTCCATTGCTGGCCACAGTAGCCATTTTCTTTCTTCTTGCCATAAAATCCTACCCTCGAAAAAATCTTTGTGTGTAAATCGGCGCTGGACGGCTGGGGTAGCTTCGCACACGTGGCGGGGTACCCTCCCCACCCCCTTTGGTTCCGTCACCAGGCACCATCTGTAACGTTCGTTTTAAGGCTTTGCTGACACCTTGATAATTCATTTAATGTTCGATTGCTTTTGGCCGCATTACAGCAGTAATGAGCCGCCTGCAGGTTGTTCCAGTCCTGTGCTGCCGCTTCACGTGAGCTATAGCCAAACTCACGCCACCTTGACACCGGTTTGATTTCATCTATTACGAAAGACAATGGATGATTACTGTCACTTGGTTCATCATAATGTATCGGACCTAGCCTGCCTCTGCATATTCCACACTCACCGCCTATTGCTTTCAGTCTTGCTCGGTGCTTTCTTCTTAGGTTGCCGTTCGCGCTTCTAGGGTTTCCTGCTGCCATATATTTTTACCTTCTGTTCTACGATGGACCATACATGAATCGAACATGTGACATACCGCTTATGAGGCGGTCGATCTACCACTGATCTAATGGTCCGTATTATTGTCGGCTTATGTATGCTAAAGAAAGGTTCAAAAAAATTCAATCACAACAAACATCAAGGGGGTTTTTATATATAAATCCTGAAAAGAGCAAGCCGCCTAATCTCTTCCCGGAATTTATAGCAAATAAAAAAGGCGATCTGTAATTAGACCACCTCCAATTCTGCTTTATTTTATGCATTAGAAAAGCACCTCGGAGGGTGCTGTAACTTTTTTACTCTTGTATCACAGATGCAATCTCACCAAAAAGTTCCGATAATTCTAAACATTCTTTCTTTGTAAGCTGATGAGAAAAATAATCGTCACACTGTTCATTTAAATAAAATTTATTATTTTTTAAACATATCGAAAATATCCTATCTTCCTTCATCCTATCTAATAAACACTTATGCCGATTTAATAACTTCTGTCCATTCACAAGCTCCACCTCACAAGATTTCATAATATTCTTTTATAATATTTACTATATCCGACATCGTAACAAAAACATTTTTCCCTTCAAAATTATTTTTATAATTTGCTCTTTGTTTTTCTTTGCTATCCCATACATCAACTTCATCCAACGATAGCCAGATAAAATGTGTTCCATAATCATACGGATAATCATATGGATATGTGTGTCCTTTTGCCTCATGAGCTTTTATAAAAGTTCTATTATGTTTTAAACAATTATTAGCAAATCGTAACCCAGAAAATATTTTCTTATGTTCATCCTTTATTTGTTTTTCAGGAATACGGTCAATACAGTCTGTAACCCAATGAAGCGCAGTTCCAATGGCAAAAAAGCATTCTTTGTCATCAGCATCCTCCGCTGCTACTTTTGAAATATAATTTACAGTCTTTTGTGCACTATACAATAGCATCTGTTTGTTTTCAAACATTTTCCTTCCTCCGTTCTTCACTTTAAAACCTATTTCCATAATACCTTCTTATGCGACATTACGCAACGAAAAAGACACCCAGCAATACCAGGTGTCTCTTCATGGTTTTAAATACTTACGATCGGAGAACTGTGAAAATGCCACAATACCGAGAAGTTTTCTTGTTCGCTTCTCGATGATATCATAATACCATATATTCTACTGACATTCACTGACATCTTTTTCCGGAAGTCGAAAGTTCGCCAGTGCTTTACCGTGGATTCTGTAGATCTGACGTTCCGAGAATTTCATCTTCTCCGCAATCTCCCACCAATCCAATCCACGGATGTAGTAGTAGAACAACACATCTTTTTCATTCTCACTTCGCAATCTCTTGATACGTCTTACGATCTCCTGATACTCCACCATGCGCTTATATCGCTCTTCTATCAGCTCTGCCTCCATCTTGTCAAGCTCTGCCGCATAACTAGATAGATCGCTCTGACTGCTGCTATGTGGCATCCCGTCATTGTTCAGTGATGGCGATATCTTCATTGAACGAAGCTCTGCAATTTCCGCATTAATTCTGTGGATTCTCCGCACATGAAAGCGGTACTGCCTCAGATATTCTTTCTTCTTTTTGTTTTCTTCCTTTACTGCTTCTGACTGCACCTAAACGTCCTCCCCGTCTTTTTGTCTCGTATCTCCACCAGCTCGAAGCCCAACAGGCTTGCGATATCATGCAAGGCTTTTAACGCATCTTTGGTGTGCTTCGATACCTTGTATGCATCACTGATCGCTTTACCGGCAGTCGGATCACGATAGCCTTCCTGGTTTTTATACAATGTTTCATCACCTTCTCTGCTACTCTATCATTGCCGGAATGAACAGCGCCCATAAGCACCACGCCGATCCCGTCCATTTCATTCCAATAATTACTGCAACTGTCGTAATTATCCATGCAAGTATCTTTGTATATTTATCTTCCATTATCCTTTATACCTTTCCGGAAGCGGCATCCACGCCACAACCTTATACGGTTCTCCCTGTTCATCGAACCAGACACCTGTCTGGGAATAATACAATGTTGTTGCCTTATCTGCTCCCTCGATCGTGACCAGAAACTCCGCTGCATACGCACTTCTGACATATGATTCTATGAACTCCCGTTGATCTGGAAGTCGATCTGCTGTTGAAATCCACTTATCTGTCATTCATTCCTTCCACCTTTCACAATTTCTATCACCTTTTCATAAGCATCCAGGGTGCAACGCTCGGAATACTCGTAAGCTGTTCCTTTACTTTCACCCAAACGTATGATTGCTTTTGATCGTTCCGCCTCAAGCTGTTCTTCGACCTTATCCATTTCACGTTTTTTTCTCCTGTTCCATCCGCTTATTGCTTTTTCTTCAGAGTAAGAATTTCCGGCTTTAGCAAAGCAATTTCTGCATTGTACCCAATATACTTCATCCTCGATTCCAAGTCTAAAATTTATTGGAGCTTGATATATTTCTCCTTTCCCACCGCAAAACGGGCATGGCTTTAATTGCTCATTATGTTTCATTTTTCTTGTCCTCCTGTATATGCCGCATTGCATATTGCAGTCCATCCATAAACCCAGTATAGTTGCTATTGACTTTCAATATCTTTTCGTTTGTTTCCTTTGCCATTTCCTTGGCTTTATTTTCCATTTTGGACTTAAAATACTCATATTCTCTTTTATTCATTTCATTTACCATCCCATGTCGTTACGGTAGTTCGATTTCATTATCTTTCTCTCCTTTCAACGTCCCCAATACATTCACACCAACTTCCCTCTCCAACTCCTCATTCATCAGCTGAAAATACTCTTCGTCCTTCTGTGCAAAATGCATCTGGTGTAAAACAAATTCCAGATATTTCAAAACTCCCTTTCTCTTGCAATGGTAGTTCCGGTATAGGTAATCTACACTGATCAGCAGAAAACAGTTCATTGCCTCTGCTGTGTGCTTGTCCAATTCCTTCTGGCGTTCCTTTTGGAACTCCGGACTATCCATGATTTCTTTGATCTGCTTTCGGAGCTTATGTTTCTTTAGCTGCTTATCTGCCCAACTCATTCATAAAATCCTTTCATCTTCCGCTTTGACACTGCGTTACCCTTCTGATACACACTGCATTCTTCCACGGAGCATTTTCTGCTGTGACCTGTTATCTCGATATAAGAACAGCCAGCTCCCTTTGTATTTCCTGTTGCCCGGAACATACAGGTCCTGCATTTGTGCCGGTCCGCATTACTGGCTGTTTTGCTCTCTGGCTTTGGCTTCTTGCACTTATCCGGATTCAACCAGGAATACACAGTACTGTATTTTGCATCGATCATCCTTGCAATCTCTGCCGCACCTTTTCCTTCTTTTGCCAGTTCCAGAGCTTTCTCCCTTTTATTTTCTGCCGGAATCACTTCTGGATCCGGCTCTGTGAGGGGGGGGTACTTCCGTCCTTCTCCGTTATCTCTTCCGGTGCTACTTCTCTGTTACAGTCATCTGTTCCTTTCTGCTCTACCATTTCAGCTACTGCCTGTGCAAATTCCGGATTGTGATATGCCGGAACGTTTACCAGAAAATGATTTTCTTCCTGTTCCAGGATGTCCGACAATAACCGAACATCCATACTGCCATCATCCTTTGTCCATAATACCGTCACTGGTTTACCTTTTATGTAGTCTGCCAATGTATCTTTCAATGTCTTTTCTATCAGCATGATTCTTTTTCCTCCCAGTATTCTATTACATATTCTGTCTTTCCTCTGCTCGAAGACTTACTTCCTGTATCTGTTACAATCCTTCCGATCCTGACTGAGTATCCCGCCTTTAACAACAACGTTGCTACCTTGAGTCGATCTTCTTCATTCCATTGTACAGATCCTTTTCTGATACTGCGAATTACATTTCTACTCATGCGCCATCCTCCATTCATCATGTAGAGTCTGTACCCTGCCGCTGAACCAAATCAGTAAACCACAGATATCTGGTTGATTGTCATATTTCTTCATCATGGCTTCCATGTTCTGATTCCATAATGCCATATTATGATTTGATAGATATTTTTTATAAATTCCCCAGCAATCATTGTAAATTGCCTTGATGCGTTCCTCCATACATCCTCCTTGTTACCGCATGTTACCATTTTCTTTATCCTGTTACCGTCTTCAGGAAACCGCTGAACCCATTGAAAATACTGCGTTTCAAGCATTTTTCGGAGTGAAGTTACCGAGTTACCACACGTTTTCCCATATAGAAGAAAATATTTTTCTCACTTTCACATATTTTTTTCTTCTCTATAAGGGTGAATTTTGCCCGGTAACTTGGGTAACGGGTAACTTTTACTTAAATGGCAGTTCTTCCTGCTCGTATTTATCCATTGTTTCCACCGGTTCAAACCCATCCTTATCGATGTTATCGTTCAGCCGCAGGAATACACACCTGATTGGATTGCCATCTACCTTTTTTACTTTCGTCATGCGTCCGCCCTGTGTCTCAATCAGACCTTTACGATCCGCCCAGGACAAAAAAGCTTTGTCAGAGAATCCTCCACTCTTGCATAACTCCTTGAACGCCTGGTTGTAAATTATAGCAACTCCCTTTTCAAGCGTTCCCCATTTTTCCACTTTCGTGTCCATATCAAAGCGCTGATTGTTCATGGCAATCTTGTCCTGCAGATATCGATAGCAGCGCTCATTGTCACTCAGATCATTCCTGTTGATCAGAACAGTTTTCGCCTGCTCAATCGTAATATATTCTCCATCCCGGAACAGATAATCTGTCGCGACTTTATCTGCAACCAATAAAATCGACAGTGACAGGCTTTGTTTCTGCATGGCTTCATCATCTTTTAATTCACGCATAAACTCTTTCTGCATCTGATGCAGTTTTTCCTTGCCAATCCCTTTTAGGATCTCTATGTACCTTTTCCCGGCCAGACCATAATTTTTCTTCACGATCTCTGCAGTCTCTTGCGGATCCACATACACATTATCCTTGCATTCTACTTCCAGAATACGGTTGATGGCTCCGCCCTGGGACACATAAGAATTAAGTGGACGTTCTCCATTTGTCAGAATACAGTTCTTCCATCGATTCTCTCTGGTGATTCCAAGCTCTTTGTTAGATCTGCTCTTTCCCTTTCCAGAGCACATATCATAAACCATTCCTTCAAAGTTATCCCGGATACGGCTGCTCGTCTTACTTGTATCATCCAAAACCATTGGCAGATGATTCAGCATGTCTGCTTTTGCTTCCAATGCTACTTCTGTCGTCTTAAAATCTCCGATATATGCCGATTCATCCGGATTCGCCCAGATAGACGTTGCGACCATCAGCGATACCGTTTTACCGCCCTCTGTTTCTCCCCAGAGATCTACGATAAACGGAAGTCCACCCAAGAGACTAACCAGAACACTTGCAAATGATGCAGCCATCATAAACTTAATCTCCAGGCGCTTTGTCTTTCGGAGTTTCAGCATATGACTCTGCCAGATTTTCCAGTTGCCACGTTCTGAAACACTCTCATAAGCCTGCCGGAATCGCTGATCGCCATCAAATACAATCTCTGTATCATAGGGAATAAACTGATCCTTAATCCATCCGAGCTTACTGGTGGAATACTGCACTTTAATATGGCTATCATTCATATTTTCAACATCTGACAGAAACCGGACCAGTAGCTTTGCGTTTTCAGATGTAACAGAAATTCCACGTCCAGAAAGCGCCACGATCTTACTGGCAGATGTCACCATCGTTTTCGGAACAATGATCTCATCCCATCGTCCATTTCGCTTGTATGCAATCTTGATCTGTTCTTCACCTGTCTCCAGATTCTTCATTCGTTCTACCGGAAGAATGGGATGATAACAGGCGACCGCATCCACCTGGCTGTCATTCTGTGCATATACGCCATCTTCACCGGCAATCCATGCACCGCAAAACATATTGTCATAAGGTCCGAGAAAGTTCGTCCATTTGTCAAGCATCGTAATTGGTTTCTTGCGTTCTTTCTGCTTCATTTCACGGTCAACTCTCTTGTATGCCTTGAGAAGTTCTTCGAATTTTTTCTTCACACCAAGCTCTGCAGCTCGATCAGTAAGTGATAGGATCATGCGAGCCTTGTATATTTCGTCTTCCTGTTCAAATATTTCTTGAAAGATTTTTTCTGCCAATATGCTGTCTTTGTCCAGCTTTGCCAATAGCTCCATGATTTTCACTTCCTATCCTCTAATATTTCCGCATGATACAATTCTAACTGCAGCGCATTGTAGCAGTCGCACCATGCTTCTGATAATGGCTTTGATTTGCTCAGAAATCTTCTGTATAGCGAAATCAGGTCATTATTTAATTTGTGTTCCTCTTTCAACTTCACTTCATTCTTATCACGCATTTCTCTTTCCTTGTTTGCATGATAAATTGAAAGTGAAGTCTTGAAGGACATTTTTTTTTCATACTCTCCACCAAGCATCAAAAACGCATCTTTGAACGAAATCCCGTAGAATTTCTGAATAAAAGAAAAGATGTCTCCGTTCGCTCCGCATCCGAAACAATGAAAGTCTTTATCATATATTTTCAATGATGCATCGTGATCACCTTTGTGGAAAGGACATTTAATGAATCCGGCTCTGTTCGGTTCAGGTAGTCCGCATTTCGCAAGAATATCTCGCATGTTAAATGTTTGCTTGATCTCTTCTTTTGTCATTTCGCACCACCGTCCTCCGACAGAATCCGAATGATTTCTTTGCCGGTATCCTTTTTATCGCAAAAAAGGAATTTACATCCATACTTCCGCTCTTGTGTACATAAGATTTTATACAGAGTTTCGCCGGTCATAGCTTTCGTTTCAACGTCTTCCCACTTGCCAGTCTCAGGATTTACACAACGTTTCCATCTGCGTGGATTTTCCCACCAGATCACGTCAGCCAATCTCTTGATATCTTTTCCATGTTCGATAAGAAAGATAATTTTAATGTCATTCTCACTCGCCCGGATAAGCTCTCGTCTGAACCGGTCATGATCTTGACAGACATTGTTGCAAACCTCCAAGAGATTCTGCTTACGGTCAATGACTAATCTTGGATTGTCATAACTCATGTAGTCACCAACCATAAGCTTTGACACAGGATGCTTGATACCGCACTTGTCGAAAGTTTCAACTATTTTCGCGATCGCTCTTGCCTTTTCCCTGCTATCAATCTGAATCACCAACTCTGATCACCGCCTATACAAAAGGAAGCTCTTCATCGATATCATCCGGAATATTCATAAATCCGTCTGGTCCCGGATCGCCGAATCCACCGCTTTCTGTCGCTGATTCAGTGCTGTTTTTCTTGGATTCTACAAATTCACAATTTTCGATAACGATATCTGTAGTGTAAACCTTCTGACCATCATTATCCGTATAGGAACCAGTCTGGATTCTTCCGTTGCAACCCATTCTCATTCCCTGATGAAAATATTTCTCAATGAATTCTGCCGTCTTACCAAATGCAACGCAATTCGGGAAATCTGCAGTCGGTCCATTTTCGCTTTTGAACTTCCGGTCAACCGCAAGCGCAAATCTTGCAATCGATGTTCCACCCTCTGTATATCTGACCTCAGGATCTCTAGTCAGTCTTCCGACAAGCTGCACACTATTCATTTTCCTTTTCCTCCCTCTTCAAATCTGGCGTTTTCTGAAATTTATTCATAACTTTCTTAAATTCAAGAACAGTCATATCTTCAATTTTTTTTGCTTTCACATCTCGCATTTTAAGAATCTGCTCATCACTGACTCCTGTTCGAGCTTGCTCGTTCTTAATCGTACTCAGCATTACCGGAGTAATTGTCGCATCGTCTGGCGCATTTTCTTCTTTTGCTGGCTGTGTCTGCGGTGCAGGTGCTTTCTGCGCAGATCTTACTTGCTGGACTTTCAGCTCTTCTTTCTTTTCTGCTTTCAACTCAGTTTCAAGCGATTCTGCATCCGGATCCGACATTTCCTCTGTTGGAATGCAGAAGATTTGAAAGCAAAGGTACTTGTAAGCAATCGCCATTGCTTTGTTGGTTGCTTTATCTCCCATATCCATTCCCTCTCCGTAAATAATGGAAGAAATATGGGATCCATCCTCTGCGTAGATGTCGTATTTGACTTTGCATACGACTTTTAAAATTGTAGCCCCAGTCTTTGTCTTACCGACTTCCTCACATTTTCTTTCTACTACGTTCGGAACAATGACTACCTTATTCTTAGCAAGTGCCGGATGCAGAGCGTTGAATACATCGTCAACTGATCTGTATTTGAATCCCTGCTGCTTATTTACCTTATCTTTTCCGACAGCTCCACAGTCTGCGATCACTCCTGCGATTGCAGCATAAATCTTCGGCTCAGCAATCTGCTGTTTAACTTCGCTCATTATTTCTCTCTCCTCTCAAAGTAAACTCCAATACTGTTGAATGCCATTTCTACAGATTCCAGTTCCTCTGGTGTAGCAATAACCTTGTAATATGCAGTGACTGTAGTTGGCTGTTCAAATGGGAGATCATCGTCACAGATATCCGGAATAACTTCTTTTTCTTCCATGACTGCTTTTTCAGCTCTCTCTCGTTCCTCTCTACGAATCTGTTCCTCTCGGAGGATAGCTTCGCGCTCTGCAGCTCTCGCTCTTTCAATTTCTGCCAAACGCTTACGCTCTTCTTCCTTGGCTCTGCGTTCTTCCTCACGCTTTAAAGCCTCTGCTTTGTTCTGTTCATAGATTGTGATCATCTGGATTGCTCCGTTCAGATCGAGCGTTCTTTTATAAGATTCCAGTGCATCAGCTTCCTTGTCGGAACGTGTTGCCTTGATCATTGTGATTGCATTACGGATCCCGTTCATTTTATCCGTCAGCTCTGCCTTGATGGATTTCATGGATGCTGTCGCATTTTCCCACCGATTGTCATACAGTTTTTCCAAACTGATATATTCCTTGTAGTCTTCGTATTCGGCAAGCATCTGGCCGAATAGCTTAGTCACATCCTCTTTTTTCGCCTTTCGGCGCTCTTCCTCGAAAGCCTGCACCTGTGCGTTGATTTCCGTGATAGGCTCTTCCACTTTGGCGGAAAGAACTTTCATTCTCTTTTCGAAAGCATCGTAAGGTTCCATCCATTTCTTTTTAACTGCCTTACGGCTGTCTTCGATGTCCTTTTTTAGCTTTCTGAGATTTGCGACCTCTGCTTTTGCGATGGTCTTTGTGTCTTCAGTAAATATGGCTCCCTTATATTCGGAAAGTTTCTTGTCCAGCTGTTCTTCCAGTGCATCAAAATTGAGTTCGATGCTCCCTGGATTTTGATTGATCACTAACGATAATTCACTCATTTTATTTGCCTCCTTTAAATTATTCTTTGTCATAGACCACTCGCTCTGCAGCCTTCACGATCAGAAGGCTTGCAATCTGTTTGAGTGATAAAGTTGATTCATTGTAAATTTCCACCAGTGCGTTATAAGCTTCCGGCGTTACCTTAATAACCATCTGCGCCCCTGTCTGCTGCTTTCTCCTTGCTGGAATGTGTATTGCTTCATCATTCACTTGACTTTCTCCTCCGATTTTCCTATAATTTAGTTGAGTTTTTTGTTATGTGCGCCACTGGAAGCTGCAACTTCCGGGCGCATTTTTATTGTCTTTACGCCTTTATCATCCAGGCAATCTGCGAAATTCTTTAAATATCCAATTGCCATCCGTTTGTGGTAATCCGCAGTCTTGTCTACTCTTTCCAGAGATTCAAGTGTTTCGATCATCTTGTCGATCTCTCCCACTCGGATGCTCTTACGCTGCTTCTCTTCTGGCATGCTCCCTCGCCTCCCTTATCTTTCTTTTCCTGTTCCGATATTCCAACATCCGGAAGTATTCATGCGCATATGCTCCAACTGCAAACACAGCAAGTCCGAGCACTTCATATAGGTAAAACAACTCCTGTTGTTCTACCGAGCACCCACCAACCATGCACATAAATCCAAATACAATCGCTGTTTTGCTTAATATCTTTGCAATCTTATAAAACATCTCTCATCCCTCCTTCTTCTTGTCCAACTGGTACCGCTTACGCGGTTTTCTCAATGGTATATGTAATTTTCACTTTTTCCTGTTCTTCCAATAAAGAAATCATCACCTGTATGATTTTTTCGATATCGGGTTTCATGCTTACCACCTACTTTCTATTGAAGTTTATGCGGTGCTGGTTGTACTTGTTGATTTGTCCTACGTTTTCTCCTATACTTTTAACTACAGGCACTGCCATGCCGAGTCTGAAAGAAAGGAGATTCTCATGGAATTAAATATCTCTTGTGTCCGTTCCATTCTTCTTACTGTCGAAAAATATGAAACTATTTACGAACCAGTATCGTTTGACGAGGAAATGCATAGTTACTACAAAGATTACTTAGATTTTTGCGATATCGAACAGATTTTATATCATGTCCAATACTGTATAAAAGCAGGTCTCTTAGCAGATGTAAGTACTACTAAAGCATGGGGACATATCAGCTTTAATTGTTGCCTCGAGCCTTTCGGTCATGATTTTCTTGCAAACACCAGAACCGAAGAAAAATGGAAACATACGCAATCAATTCTTAATAAAGTAGGAGACGCAAGCTTAAAAGTTATTTCTTCCATCGCGGAAGGAGTAACTACCGCTTTGGTTGACAAATATCTCCCCGCTGAGATTTCAAAATTTAACTTTTAAACCGTTCTTCTACCATTTTCCGTGAAACTATTTTGATGTACTCCATCAGTTCGTCCCTGCTTGGTGGAGTGTAGCCTTTTTCAACGATATAATAGATAATGGCTGTAAAGCGAATTCTCTCTGTAAACCATTTCAACGCAAACAGAATCGCGACTACAATGCTAATTATCAATACCATTTTCTCGCCTCCTAATTAAAAATCTGTAAGTTGTTCATTTTCTTATTCATCCTCATGTTCGTTCCTCTCGACAATTATTCTTATCGGAATCTCGTCTGATACAATGAGCATCCCCGTGATGCTGATGCTCAGCAACCCAAGCAACTCCACTACCTTCATTATCAAAAGATTTTTTCATAAAATGCGAAAATATTTTCGCAACATTTTGTATAGCAAACATTCGTTTTGCACTCTATCTAGTATTTTTGTATTGACACATCATAATATTAGTAGTAGCCTTTCTATAGAAGCTTCAAAATTCTAATGAAAGGCAGGTGACAACATGAGACGCTACAACCCTCCATTTAATGGAAACCGCTATGTATTAAACAAAGCAACTGGAGAAATCCACGATCTGGATAACGAAACATCTCTCTGTCAAATCGATGAAATGAATCCAGACCATGTATCGAACTGTGTATCTTATGAAGATGCCAAGTTCCGTGCTGCTTTCTTTTCACCACATGGCGGAAATGGTTGCTACTACTGTTTACGATCAAAAGATAACGGATAACCCGATTGAGCTATGGACTTCAATGTCTGTAGCTCTTTTTCTGGCAGTTCTTCCCTCAGAAGCTCCGTAAGCCTTTCGGTTGTTTTGCATTCCCAAACCATGTCAAATACCAGTTCTGAAAACTTCTGTTCGTCTGTGACCATCTTTAATGCATCGAACTTTTTCACATCTCTCACTCTCCTTTCTCAATTCCAAATAAGTAATTTGCATCAACACCAAAGTCTTTTACAACACTAATTAATGATGCAATGTCCGCTGCACGCATTATTCTTCTTCCGTTTAACATGTCGTTCAGTTCTTGCGATGTAAACCCTGCTTTCGATGCTACTGATGCCTGCTTCAATCCTTTTTCCGAAATAACATTTTTCAAGCGAACTGCAACAATGCTATTTGATGCTGTGATATCAAGCAACTTTGTTCCTCCTTTCTTTTTAATAAGTTTCTTGTTGCTTACGATGTTATAACAAGTTTCTTGTTTTGTCAATATGTTTTTAACAAATTTCTTGTTTTCTTATATTGACATACCAAGATTTATGAAATACAATACCTATATAAAATAAAAAGAGGTGAATTAAATGAGCGTAGGAAGCCGAATAAAAGAATTACGCGAAAGCAAAAACATATCCAGAAATGAACTTGCTGATTCCGTTGGTGTTACAGTTGGAGCTATTTCAAATTATGAAAATGAAGTCAGCTCCCCTAAAGAACCCATTTTATTTAAGATAATGGAATCTCTTAAATGTGATGCTAATTATTTATTTCAAGATGCTATTGAAATGCCAAGCATGAAAAACTCAGTTTCTATAGAAGAACTTCACCTTGTAGAGAAATACCGTGCTCTCGATGAACACGGTAAAGAAATGGTAGATTTTACTTTAACTAAGGAATGGGAACGCTCGATAGCTCTACAGGAACAAGAAAACAACTTACCTGAAGAATCAGACACTACTTATCAGCCTACTACCCTCGCCGCTCATTTCGATGGTGATGAATATACAGATGATGAAATGGATGAAATCAACCAGTTCACTGAGTTTGTAAAAGGCAAAAGAGGTAAGTAATTTACTGGACAGCTTATCTGATATACTCGAGTGGGAGGTGCTTATATGAATACGTACGAGCGTTTACAGGATGAAGCCTGCGAGGACGGTATAGACGTTATAGATTATACATTTCACAGCAACCGTATTAAAGGACTGTATTGTGATGGTGTTATAGCCATCAGAGAAGACATGACCATTCCAGAAAAGACCTGTGCTTTAGCTGAAGAACTCGGACACCATGAAACATCGGTCGGAAATATCCTCGATATGACATCGGCAGTCAACCGGAAGCAGGAAAGACAGGCTCGACTGCATGGGTATAACCGCCTGATCGGGCTGATCGGACTTGTAAATGCCTACGAACATGGATGTCAGAGCAGATATGAGATCGCGGAATACTTGGAAGTGACGGAAGAATATCTTGAGGATTGCATTGCATGCTACCGGAACAAATTCGGAATCTGTAAACAGGTAGATAATTATGTGGTGTATTTTATACCGCAGTTGTCGATGATGAAATTGGTATAACCGCATATGCGATTATATAGAAACACTTTTTATGAGGAGGAAAATTATGAAAAAGAAACTTGTAGCATTGATTCTGATCGGAAGCATGGCACTGTCGTTTACAGCCTGTGGCAATAGCTCCGATTCATCAAAAGGAACAAAAGAATCATCCAAGAAGACAGAAGCATCTACCGAAACTCCAAAAGAGGAAGCAAAGGAAGAAGTCAAAGAACCTGTCGTGCTGACTGGAAAATGGGAATATAAAGACGATGACGGTACTTGGATGCAGGCAGATATTACAGAGGATACCATCACAATAAACTGGATCATGGATGAAGGAAACACGACTGCTGTTTACTGGGTTGGAACCTATACTGCTCCTACAGAATATTCTGAAGAATATACTTGGACATCTACCAGAGACAAAGAAGCAACCGATTCCGCTCTTCTTGCTTCTCTGGATGATACAAAAGAGTTTTCTTATTCTGATTCAAGCAAACAGATTACCTATCAGGTAACAGTTTCCGGAATAACAAAAACTATAGCACTTAGCGAAACAGACTAATTTTAATATATGACCGCGCTTTTGTGATTATATAAATACTACATTCCATAAGAAGGAGGACAAACTTTATGAGAAGAAAAATTGTAGCACTAATGTTGGCTGGAGTTATGGCAACATCTTTTACTGCGTGTGGAGGTTCTTCTGCAAGTGACTCTAGTTCGCAGAAAACTTCAAACAGTAATTCTGTATCGCAGAAAAAAGAAGAGAAGAAAGAGGCCGAAAAGCAGGAAGCATCTATTGCAGAAAGTGGGTACTATATCAGTGATGATGGAATGGGCGATGTCTATGCTTATTATGGCGTAACTTTAAACAATCCAAATGCTGATTGGGCGATGCAGCTTCCGGTTTTAACCATCACAGCCAAAGGAGAGGATGGTTCTATTGTTGGAACTTCTGATCAGACACTCTTCTATATCGCGCCAAACGACACTATTTCTTTTGGAAGTGTTATCGACTGTAACGGAAAGGTGCCTGCCACTGTAGAATTTTCGATTCACTCTGGAACTTTCGTTCCTGGGGATACATCGGGAATCATTCCGGTATCTTCATTCTCGGTTTCCAATACAAGTGAAATAGTTCAGGATTATGGCGCTGTTTCTTATACCGGAGAAGTTGCAAATAACAGTGATTCCGATATTGACATGGTTGCCGTCACTGTCCTGTTGAAAAGCAATGGTTCCATCGTTTATGGAGATACTACTTATGTAGACAACATGACAGCTGGCACAACAAAACCTTTTGAACTATCCGAATACAACCTTCCAGAACATGACGAATACGTTATTTCCGTACAAGGCTGGTAAATAAATAAAAACCGCTCCTGCGCCAACAGGAACGGTCGAGCGATGGAAACATACTCCAATATGTTTCTGTTAAGTTCTCCGAAGAGATACCTTAACTCCAAACAACATTGTATCATCTCCGGAGCAGCCGCGCAAGAGAACAAAAGTTCTCAGGCTGTTATTTTTATACTCATTTTTACGTATATTGAAGAGAAAGGTGATATAATATGCCAAGTAAAATTGAACGCTGTGCCATTTACATCCGTGTGTCTACTGCTGAACAGATGATGCATGGTAAATCCCTGGAAGCGCAAAAACAGTACCTGACCAATTACGCCAAAGAACATAATATGACCGTTGCTGGAGTTTATGCTGACGAGGGTAAAACTGCCCGTAAAGAATTAAAAAAGAGAAAAGCTATCCATTCACTCCTCGAAGATGTAAAAGCCGGAAAAATTGATGTGATCATCTTCTGGCGGATTGACAGATGGTTCCGTAACCTGTCTGATTTTTACAAGGTACAGGAAGTCTTGGACGATAATAACGTCCATTGGATCAGCACCAGTGAACCCGGAATCAATATGGAAACCAGAGACGGTCGACTGCAGCTGAATGTAGTCCTGTCTATTGGCCAGAATGAAGTTGATACCACCAGCGAACGTATCAAATTCGTAAATGAAGCATCTATCCGGCAGGGAAAGCTGATCTTCGGTGATGTGAATATGGGATATGGTTATAAATCCGGAATCATTGACGGCGTAAAGCGCATGGTAAAAGATCCTGATCGAGAAGACACTGTAAATGCTTTTTATCGTTTTTTCTTTAAGCACCATGCAAAAGGGCTTTCCATGCGCTATATTCAGGAAAATTATGATCCGGATTTTACATGGGCGAATATGCGAACACTGCTGTCGAGTGAATTTTACAAAGGAACCTATCGCGGGATTCCATACTGTCCTGCTTACCTGACAGAATCTGAATGGAACAATCTGCAGGAAATACAGAACGCAAATGTTAAGCGTGCTCCTTCTGGCCGGATTTATCTTTTCAGTGGCATGATAAATTGTCCGATCTGTGGACGCAGGCTTAGCGCAAGAGGCGGTTCGTCCATTATCAACCGGAAAACCGGTGCCAAAAAAGTATACTGCTATTACCGATGCAACAAAGCTTTTATTGATCACAAATGTACATACAAGCACATGGTAAGTCAAAATCTCATAGAACAATACCTGATTGATCATCTGGAATATGAATACAATAAATTTAAAATAAAGTGTGAAAAAATTGAAAAGGAACAAGAAAAAAAGAAGAAAGTTCAGACTCCGGAAAAGCTCCAGAAAGAATTAGAACGATTAAATCTTCTCTTCCAGAAAGGAAGAATCAAATGGGATTATTACAGCAAAGAATATGATCGGATTGAAAACGAACTGAATGAATTGTTAAATGCGGCTCCGGAATTAGAACCTGATTATGCTTATCTGGAAGAGCTGCTGAATACAGACTTTAGAACAATGTACTACAATTTAACCCAAGAAAACCGCAGAGCCTTCTGGCATTCTATTATCCGGGAGATTCACCTGAACACTGATCATACTGTCGACTCTGTTGATTTCTTATAG